CACCATTTGTATGCCCAACTCATTTGCATTAGCAATCATTTTGTCAATAAATTCTTTAGCGTTTTTGCGTGTTGCGTTTGGGTGTTTTTCGCTTGTAGTAAATCCAGCGTCCCAGGCTCGACCTGTTGCATGGACACTTAGCGTTCCTGGCTTTCCTTTGACGTCGCGCTGACCCCAACTTCCAAGATTGACGAACGCGCCATTTGAGTGCGCGGTCACTTGCTTAATCCATTCGTTCATGCCGGCACGGGGTGCTGGTGATGCACCGTCAGCGTTGCCAATATAGTCGCGTGCGTTTGGCACGCCAGCCTTAGCCTTTGCTACTGCCACGACCAAACTTCATGTCTTTAGGATTGAAGTAACGCAACGCTGTCGGGCAAACCGCGCCGATCGCAGCTGCCAACAATGCGGATGGGTCGGTGTTGCCTGTCACCGCGAGCGCAACGACGGCAGCAAGCATTGAGCGACCGTAAGAGGCAAGTAGGGCTTTGTCACTTGATTTCATTGGTTGACTCCTTGGGTTTAGATTTTAGCCCGTTTGAGGCGACAAGACCTGACAACGTGCCAGTCATAAATACGGTCAAGGTTGATAGCAGGTCTATGAATGCCGCGTCATTGGGTGATTGATGACCGATTGGCTGGGTTACAAACATCAGCGCATAAACAAACCCGAGCACGGTGACGGCAAACACGCTGGCAAGGATGATGCCAACTACCACGATTAGTCGAGCGTGCAGCTCCTCGGGTTTAAGGCGTGCTCTCATAAATCAAATCTCTTGTGCACGTTCCAGACGGATTGCAGAGCGGTGGTTCGCATTCTGGCTTTTTCCAGTTGGCTGCGTTTTGGCATGGGTAACGATATGAGCCGTCATAACCGCATCCAGCGCAACCCCACAAGACGACCGCAACAAGTGCAACGTAGCCGATGAGGTAACGCCATCGCATTACGAAAGGAGTGTGGTTATTTCGTCTGCGGTTAAACCAAGTTTTACAAGCACTTTGTCACGCGCAATTTCTTTGTTGGCTTGATGCTTTTCCATGGCTTCAATAATTTGTTTTTCGGTTGGTTCTTTGGTGCCTTGTTCCCAGCCCATGTGCTCAATAGCAAATTGTTCGTGCGGGTAAATCATCAGATAGGTCCCATGTCTTCCACTATTAGTTGTAATTTGTCCGAAGTTGAAGCGAGAATTGATGAAGTGTTGTTTTCAGTTGAGGCACGAAGTTTTACCGTTATTGAACCAGGTGTAAAACCTGAAAGATACGAGGAATATGAAAGGTTGTGATACCCATTTGCAGGTGCTGTTGCATAAGCGGCAGCATAAACCGTATTTCCAGCGTTTGTTAAAAATAAACCCGTCCAGCCTTGTGCTGTAAGTTTTTGACCTGTCGCAAGCACCGAAAACTTGTAAACACGATTTGCCAGCGCAGTAAAAGTAACACTCATACCAGTCAAATCGCCAATGGTGGTAGTAATCGTCAAAGTGCCTGTGGTTCGTTCAACAAGACCTACAACGCCAAAAGGAAAATTATTGCATTCCTGCGCGGTCAAAACCTGTCCCGCTACAAACGCGTCATTTGGTGATATTGCCATAGTGTCTCCTATCCTAAAACATTGAACTGGTCAAGTGTGCCATATGTAGCGTTGTCCAAGATGAGCTCATAAACGATGACGGTTGGGGAAGTCGAATACAGCACACGGTGGCCTGTGGAATAATCCAGGTAATGCTCAATGCCTTCCACGCTTAAGTCTTGTGCCAACTGGGTTGTGCCGGCACCGCTCTGGAACGTCTTTTCAATTGCGATCGTGTCGCCAATTTCAACGGTTGCCAGCGTGTCCTTCTGGGCGTCGGTCAGCATCAGGAACTTAGTTTCAACCGATGTAAACCGTGCTTCTGGTTGTGGGTTAAGCAGGTAACTGGCAGCTTGGTCTATGGCTGTTTGCTCGTGAAGCAGGCTGTTAAGGATGCTACTTGTCTGAATAAAGTAGGTTGCAATAGAGCCTGCGTTTGTGGCGGTTGCGGTTTTGCCGTCTAAGCCTGTAACCACAGACCTGTTGATTACTTCGTTAGCCTCAAACGAAATGCCCAGACCGTCATATTTGATTTCGGTGCCATCGTCATGGAAGTCTGCTACCGACGCGCTTAGAGTCGTTCCAATGCGTTCCTGAAATGTGAGCGTGCCGTTTCTTGACATAAACACACGCCCAAACTCGGCTGTCTCATTAATCTGCGTTATGTATTGCAGCACGTTTGTGCCGGCAGGAACGGTGTAGTTGCTGTCGTGACCAAGGTTGACTGTGCCTGTCGCGATGTCCCTTTGTAGGGCAGGGAAATCAACTTCTGGTAGATCAAGCACAGTTTCAATGCGGGCGCCAGATGTCTCGGACGTGACGTTTAGTTCGTTCATATAAGTCTGAGCAAGCAAATAAAATTGATCAGCGCAATACACGGTCACGGTGTCTAAACCGCCCAGCGCAAAGTTGTAGTCATAATTAACGACATAGCCCGAAAACAGGTATTCAGGTGTGTCTGTTTGGTCGTATCGGATGAGCTGCACTTTACGCATAGGTGCAAGACCTGGCTTAGATTGCGGTGTGTCGTAGTACGGGCTGTTGTCGTCAAACGGGTTAAAAATGCCGTCCACGTCGCGGATTGTAAATGTCATGGTGCCAGCGCTGAACTGGTCGCCGACATCTCGACGACCGCGCCTGACATTGACATTGGTGCAATCAGCCATTACGTCGGCATATTCGGTGTTGCCGTCAAGCACAAAGAATGTGTTATCAAGTACACCTGACGTCACGTTGTCAAGCGTGAATGCGTTAACAATGAACCCTGTTTCTATTTGCAGGTCATAGTTACCTGAATCAACAACCGCAACGCCTGGCATTAGGCAATGTTCAGAGCCAACGGCCCTGCACTCCGTGAGTAGGCGCGCAACGCATTGACGACAGATTCACCGATCTCGGCGCTTGTGGCAAGACCGCCAGTCACGTTGATAGTTACTCCGCCGCCCGTAGCCATGCGATCTAATGGCACTACGGCTTCTGGGCCTGCTTCGCCGATGAGGGCAAGAGTAGGGGAGCTGACAATTCCACCTTCGGCCATTCGAGGAATGCCCATACGACCTGCAGCTGGTCGAGCGGTTGTAGCACTACCACCGAGTTTTGGCACGCTAATTGTCGGTGCTTTTGGAATGTCTGGCAACAACGGAATTGCGTTATATGCGCTAATAATTGCGTTGACCGCGCCAATAGCGGCGTTAACCATGCCAGCAAAAAACCCTGTAATCGTGTTGACTATCGCATTAACGCCATCGCGGAACCATTCAAACTTGTTGTAAGCCGCAACTAAACCAACAATAAGCAAAGCGACTCCGGCAGCGATCAGGCTAAACGGGTTTAGCGCCATAGCAATGTTTGTGGCCACAATTGCGGCAGCGACCGCGCCAATAGCGCCAGCAATAAACAGGAATGCTTTGGGGTTGTCTTGAGCCCATGCAGCAAACTTGTTCAGCACGGGAAGCACGGCTTGAAGAACAGGCAACAACGCAGCACCGATTGACTCTTTGGTTTCGCCAAGCGAGTTGGTCAAAATCTTCATTTTGCCTGCAGCGGTTTCAGCACTCTTGGCAGTAGCACCACCAAAGGTTCCGCCAAGCACGTCCATAATTTCGTTAAGGCTTGCGCCCTCTTTAATCATTGTTGCCATCTCTGGGCTTAATGATCGGAGCGCCTTAAAGTTTCCTTGATAAGCCTTTGCAAGCGCGTCAGCAACGGTGCTGGAATCGGTTTGCAGCGCTGTACTGATATCCATAACAAGGTTCATGTCTTTCATGGCCATGTCAACATCTTTTGTACCGCGCACTAAAGCCTCAAGGCTCTTGCGATATTCGGTGTCGGCAATACCAGACGCTCGACTCATCGCGCTGATTTGATCTTCAATTTGTGCGGTCTGGGCTTTGCCAGCGCCAGTCACATTCTGCAAAGTAAGCGCTAACGCCGCCTGCTCTTGCTGATCTTCCATAGCCGCTTTAGTTGCACTACCAAGTGCAGCCGCCAAACCAGCCAACGCTGCAGCTGCCGGCACCGCCGCCTTCTTAATTGCAAACTGTGCTTTCTCGCCAACGGTCTCAAGTTGCTGGAACTGTTTGACAGCCTTCTTTATCCCTGTGCCGTCAAATTCGCTGATAATCGGGATATTGATTGCCATTACGCGGTCTCTCTGTTCGCTTCATCCATGACGCGCTTAACCAGTTGCTCCATCTCGGACATGACATCGTTTTGGCGTTGCTCGTACGCTTTCCACATTACTCGCGAATTACGCCCATAGCGTGCAGTTAGCGCGCGGCCTAATGAGCCAGCCATGGACGTGTCAAACATTGTGCCAGTCGCGCCTTTCCATTGAATGGCAAACGTACCCACATTGGTTTTGTTTCCGCTGTATTCCTTAATTGCTCGAGTATTGATTTTGGCAGCGATCTTTTGTTTCATGCCAGGTATCCATGGCAAGATCTGGAACCCTGATCGGGTTTGCCAATTGCGCGCCATACCAGACAACGGCACACCAGACGGAACAAGCTTGTTGGCGTCGTCAATTACAGGCTGGACAATCTTTTTGTAATCTTTAGTAATTTCGCGGCGCAACGATTTATCAATCTTGTTGAGCGTCTTCAAGCCATCTTTTAGTCCGACTACCTCAATCTTTG